GTCGCCGCGGAGGAGGCGGAGCTTCGTCGGCTGTTTACGCGGTCCGCGTTTTCCCATGCGTCACCTCCTCGCGTGTCGCCTTCTTGCCGGTCAGCGTTTCCCACCGATTGACGATCACGTCGCAATACTGCGGGCTGATCTCCATGCCATAGCACTTGCGGCCGAGCTGCTCGGCGGCGATGAGCGTCGTGCCGGAGCCGAGGAACGGGTCGTAGGCCAGGCCTTGCGGTGCGGTCGAGTTGCCCATGAGGTAGGCGAACAGCGAAACCGGCTTCATCGTCGGATGCTCTTGGTTTCGCGACGGCCTGTCGAACCGCAGCAGCGTCGTTTGCTTTCGGTCGCTGTACCACCCGTGAGCAGCACCATCCTTCCAGCCGTAAAGGCACGGCTCGTGCTGCCATTGATAGTCTTGACGACCCATCACCAGAACGTCCTTGGCCCACACAAGGCACTGCCGAACTTTCTCTCCGCAGTCTCGGATAGCACCTCGGAAGTTGAATCCCTCGCTGTCTGCGTGCCAGACATAAAAGGCCGCTCCAGGTTGCATGCTCGCAAAGGCCTGGCCGAAACAGGAAACAAGGAACGCTCGGAAGTCAGAGTCTGACATAGAGTCGTTTGCGACGACCTTTCCGTCCGTCCTTCGGTTGCGTGCCTTTGCCTGTTCTGGCGTCTCGTTCATCCCAAGAGCGACGTTGTAAGGAGGATCAGTGAGCATTAGGTCTGCCTTCGCCCCCGCCATTAGCCGCTCGACATCCTCGGCCTTCGTCGAGTCGCCGCAGAGCAGGCGATGATCGCCCAGCGTCCACAGGTCGCCTGCCTTCGTGATCGGATCGACCGGAGGATCAGGGATTTCGTCCTCGACGATCTCGGCGTTCTCGCCCTCATAGAGTTCCGCCGCCTCAGCCATGTCGGCGTACATCTGCTGGAGCCCTTCGCTTCCGGTGTCGACTTCGCGGAGCAGGGCGTCGAGGGCGACCGCGTTCGTCTCGGCAAGGGCCGCGAGAGGATCGAGCGAGAGGAGCAGCTTGTCGGCCTCGGCCTCGTCGATGTCGAGGACCAGGACCGGGACCTCCTGGTCGGGCGTGGTTCTCGGCCCGCAGGTGACCGTCGACGAGGATCAGCGAGCCGTCGGGCAGCTCGCGGGCGAGCAGGGCGTCGGCGTAGCCGACCTCGGCCAGGATCCCGCGGAGGGCGTCGGCCTGGGCCTTCGGGTGTGTCCGCCAGTTCTTCGGGTTCGGCGTCAGGTCGCCGGCCCGGACGCGGCGTAGCTCGCGGACGCGGTCTCGGATCTGCATTTATGGGCCTCCAGTCGTCACGGTACGGGAGTGCTACTGCGGATCAACTAGCCCCCCTGTCGAAAACCTCCGGAAATACGCGTCGAGGGCTCGTGGGGTCTTCCGTCCTTTTTTGGCCCCGCGGCCGACCCCACCCCCTCGGCCATCCGGGCCTCCAGGACGCGACGGAACCGCTCTGGACGCTCGCGTGTGGCCCGATCGCGGAGCGTGCCATGCTCCGCCTCGATCTCGTGCCATGTGGCTGCCATGCGTCTGTAGGTGACGTAATCGCGTGCCTCTGGGTACGCGTGGACGATCCACACGTCGAACGTCCCCGAGGAGTGAAGCCGGACCGCGGCGTCGATCGCGTGCCAGCGAGCGGCCCTCGCGATCTCGCCGACGTGGTCGGGGTAGTCGTGGTCCGCGATGTCGTCGGTCGTCATGGCATGGGCGAGGAGGTCCATGTCGATGATCACGTCGCCGCGTCTCGCGTGCTCGCGGACGAACGTCGTCTTCCCCGAGCAGATATGGCCGGTGACGATGTGGATCACAGCCTGCCTCGCCTCCGCTGCTCTTCCCGCGTCTTCGTGCCGTGGCACGACTGGCACAGCGTCTGCAGGTTCGCGTCGTCGTCTGTCCCGCCCTCCTCGAGGGGCTGGACGTGGTCGACGTGGGCCGCCTGGCCGTAGACCACGCGAGAGCAGACGGCACAGATGAACGCGTCGCGACGCAGGATCCGCAGGCGGCGGGCCTTCCAGTCGGCGGTCTGGTAGTGGGCTCGCTCCTTCGTGACCGTGGTCCGCTTCATGCGTGGCGGCGACCATCGTTCGACTCGGGCAGGCATCAGAATATCGACGTGAGGGCCGCCTGGATCGTCGTGGCCGCGAGGGCACAGCCGGCGTCGTTCAGATGGACCCCGTCGCCCGTGTAGGTGTTGATTTGAGATACCGGGTTAAACATCGAACCAGTTTCAGATATCCAGATATTTTTTGAACCGCCAACGGTTGACATAGTTGAAGCAAGCGCCGTGCGCAATGTCGCTAAGTTCGATTCGTTCGTTGTGTTTCCGGTTGGGAACGGCGACAGAACGACGCACCAGGTCGATGGGTAGAACGTGTTCCAGTAGTTAAGCCACTTTGCAAGGTTTGCCTGAGTGGTCGCGGTCGTGACGCCCTGGGAAATGTCGTTTATGCCGTGCTCCCAAAAGACCATAAACGGAGCATCGTTCAGTGTGTAGCGTCCATTAAATGCGCGAAGGTATTCGTGATGCGTGGACGTTGATCCGCTAATTGCCTTGTTGACAACCCGAGTTAGCACACCCTTTGTATCGCGAAACCAGTTGCGCATCAGATACGGATACGATGCCGAATAGGCCGAGCCGGTTCCTGCGGTGATTGAAGTGCCGCACCAAACGACTGGGGCAAGATCGGAAAAAACATCAAAATCGGTTTGCCATCCGTGAGTTGAATATGCAAGTTGAACAGCCGTCCGCGAACGAAGGGTAACCGTGAGCGCGGCAAACGAAGTGCCGGTCGCTTGACTCGTTGTGCTTGTGGCAGTCATCACGCCGCTAGCAACGCTAGCCGTCCAACCAGTCCCCGATGTTGAGACGACATCACAGTCGGGGGGGATCGTGTCGGTGATGGTGGTAGTTCCAGACGCCGTTGATCCGGATGAGTTTGAAGCGGTCAACGTGTAGTAAAATGTTGAGTTTCCGTTGTCGGTTGTGGCACTTTTCGTCACCGACAGACTTGCGCCCCCGGAGTTTGAAACGAAAGACCGCTGTATCGCCGGGTCTTGTGTCGGCACGGAAATAAGTGCCATTAGCATCGCGGCAGTATCTGCGCCCCAAAAAGAGTTTACGGGAATAACTAGCCCGCTTGGGCCAACCGTGTATTGAGCCGATTGCACTTGCGAGGAGCCGAGCGGGGTAGAAGTGCTTTGATAAACCAAATACGGCCCGAGCGTTTGCACGACGCAAGGAACGTTTGCAGTAATCGTAACGTTATCGATCCACTGGCCGCGATATGCGTTCCCAATGCCAACGGAGCCGAACACAGTTCCGCCGCCGCCCTTTCGTCCGCTCCAGAAGTTGACAGAACTTCCACCGGCCACAAACGGAATGCCTTCGCTTGTGATTCTCTCGCGGATCAATGAGGGATTACGAACAGGGAAACGCGACGGAAATCCAGTGGGCATAGTATTCCTCGGAGTTAGTCGGCAATCGCGGCGATCCAGAGTCGCGAGCCGTTGGGCCAGAGTTGGTAGACCGTGTTCGATGCGCCTTTGTTCTCGTCTGCCGTCACCCTGACGGTCGTCAGGACGGACGGCGTCCCGAGAGCGAGCATGGCCGCGTAGGTCGCGACTTGGGCGTAGGCCGAAGCGTCGGCGATGCCGTAGCCGGCGACTGTCGTGGGCTTGCTGGTGATCCCAGACCATGTCGTAGTGCCGGCGGGCCCCTGCGGTCCGGTCGCCCCGGTTGCGCCAGTGGCCCCGGCTGGGCCTTGCGGTCCGGTCGCCCCTGTAGGCCCTACGCCGCCAGAGACGGTGGCCTGGACTGTCTGATCGGTGACGTTTACTTCGATCGGCATCAGCGGACGACCTCCCAGATCCCCTCGAGGGCCGTCTGGGCATTCCCGGCGGCCGGCGTCCAGACGAGCCGCCAGAGATACGTCCCGGCCGCGACGTTAGCCGCGGCAGCGGCCGACAGCCCGACGTTCACCTGACCGGTCGCGATATTCACCGTCGACACCGTCAGGGCCTGGACGGTCGCGAACGTCACGGCCGACACGATCTCGGCTGAGAACGTGTAGCCGGTGAGGGCGATCGAGAAGTCGAGCAGTTGCGACACGGCCTGGCCTTGCTTCACGATGATGTTCAGCGTGCCGGGCGTTGCGGATACGGTAGCCATGACGAAAAGCCTACGCGTCGTCTAGCGGGGTGAATCTCGGATTCCATCTCGTCTGGGTCTCGTCCTCGCTCCACCTCTCGGCTCGCAGCTCGGCGGCTCGTCGGTAGATTTCCTCGACCGGTATGTCGACGAACTCCGGCTGGGGCGGATACTCGACGCCGGGCCGCGGACCGTGCTTCCCAGGAGGCAGGTCGGAGAGTTGACCGTGAAGGGCACGGTAGACCCGCTTCACAGGCACACCCGCAGCCGCGGCCGCCTCGGCTCGCGTTGCTCCGCCGGCGATCGCTCTCCGGACGATCCGCTCCTGGGCAGCCGTCAGGATCCGTCCGCTGTTCGCGAACCGTGGACGCCTCACGGAGGCAGGCTCCGGATCGTGATCCCTGTCCGAGGTCCTTCCCCACAAATCGCGTAGCGTTTCAGGCAGCGGCCCTCGACGACCTGCGAGTCGTCCTTCCACACGGACCCGGTCTTCGTGATCGCGTCCGCGACACCTTTCGCGAGATTGTCCCAGTCGCCACACCGCAGGCCCGGCCAGGCCGGAGCCGTCGACCGCAGCTCGCCCGAGGTGGTCAGGTGGGAAAGTGGGCGGCCGAACACACAGACGACCTCGAGGACGAACGCGGAGGAATCGTCCAGTGAGATCCTCCGACGTGCCGCCTCGGCCTTCACGATCAGGCCCACGGCCTCCTTGAACGCGACGATCCCATTGTCCGGCGTGTACATGCGACCGCCGCGGGTGCTTCGTGCCCGCGGCTGGGGAACGGCGTCGCCTGGTATGTCGACGGTGAACTCCACGATCCGCCTCCGTGCGGACCTTCACCGTAGATTTCCTGCCCTGCGAATCAACCGGCGAGGTGAATGTGGAGCCGGTGCGCTGCGAAGAAGTCGTAGGAGTCGTCGTCCATGAAGACGACGATCGACAGCTCGGCCCGCTTGAATCCGTACTTGATCATCAGCCGGTCGCGGAGATCCTGGAGCCGGTCGGCTCCCTTCCCGGTGAACTTTGGGAAGACGACGCGTATGAACGTGTGATAATCGTGGAAGTGATCGACCCAGAGCTTCGTCGGCGTCGCGACCCCGTCGCCGAACACGGCAACGAACTCCTTCTCAAGCTGCTCGGTCGTCAGGTGTAGGCAAGCCATCCGTGGCCCTCCGCGGTCGAGTCTATTGGCGTCCTGTGGAGGGCGGATTCACGTCCTGTGTCCTCCGCCCTGTGGCCGGCTGATCCCGGCGTTCCATTTCGCGATCTTCGCGCTCGCGGCCTCCTCGGTCTCGGCCATGCGTCGCCCGATGTGAGCCTCGCGGAGTTTGCGGGCTTCGATCTCGATCGCCGGAGCGAGCCGAAGACTCGACATGCTCGCGGCGTCCTCGGCAGGATCGACCCATGGCTCCGATCCGGTGTTCAGTGGTCGTCCCATTACGCGGCTCCCTCCTGTGACCTGATCTGCTCCGCGAGCTTCCGCTTCGTCGCCTCGAACGCCGCGGCGTCGCTCCCCGACCAGGCCTGCGGAGGCGGCCGGTCTTCCTGGCCTCGGAATCCTCCGCGGGCCTGGCCGTGGTCTCGCGGGTTATCGAACTGGCCCCCGAGGACCTTGTCGACGAAGCCCGGCGCGAGGAGCTGCGGCAGCGTCACCGGGTCGCGGAAGTAGCGGCAGCGAGGCAGGGCCTCGATCGCCGCGAGGGCCTTCTCGAACCAGCCGTCCTCCGACAGCCGCTCCCCGACCTTGTCGGGCGGTCCAGGCAGCCGCCAGGGGCGACCCGTGCCAGCCGCCCAGGCCTTGCGGAGCGTCTCCCAGCCGGCAGGCCCGGCAGGGGCTCGGTCCGGGTCCCCTTGCGCAGCCGTCCCGGGGGAAGAAGAAGAATTTCTATCTCCTCTCTCTCTGGCGCGTTGCGCCCCGGTCGGGGGCGCTACGCGCCCCGGCTGGGGGCGCGTAGCGCCCCCGACCTTGTCGACCTGGTGTCGGACGGTCGCCAGAGCCCTTGATTTCGCGGCTGTTGAGAACCTGGCGTCCCATCCGGGGATACCAACGGTCCCATTTTCCGCGTCGATCACGAGCCAGCCAACGTCCTGGACCGCGTACCAGAAGGCCTCGTCGCCTCCGCAGACCTTCGACAGGAGCCGGAGCGACATCCGGGCCGACCCGTCGGAGCTGTTCAGGGCCGACCATCCCCAGAGCATCAGGAGCCGACCGACGACCTGGTCGACCTCGAGGCCGGTCCGGTCGACGAGGTCGAGGACCTCGGGCTTCTGGGGTAGGCATACGTCGTAGGGAATCCATTCACCGGCCATGTGCTGCCCTCCTGTATTCACACTCCGGACAACCGCTCGCGCTCTTCACCGCTCGGCCAGTCCTCTCGACCGCGCCGGTGCGAAGTAGCTCGTGCATCCTCCGCGCGACCTGCTGCTCGGTAAGGCCGGATCGACTGCCGATCTCCGTCTTCCCGGCAGGCCCGGCCGCCAGGGCCTCGACGATCCGCTTCGCGTGGTCGCCCTTGAACTCTTCGGAACGGGCGGCCGCCGCCTTGCTCGTCGCCGGATCATCGCGGCGAGCGGCCGAAAAGATCGGCAGGGCCTCAATCGCTTCCATGCTCGTCCGTAGCGTCATGATCAGTCCCCAGTCCAGTTAGTGCCGACCCGCGGCCCGGCGTAGCCGAGCTGCTGCGGAGCGTTGCCCCACCGCTCGAACCAGGCCTTCCGGACGGCCAGCTCGTCGGCGTAGGGTCTCGCGCCGTCCATCGATTCCATGGCGACCGCGTTCGCGATCCGCATCGCGGCGTGCCGGTCGGCTGCCGTGTTGATCGCGTCGATCGCGTCCGTGATCGTCATCCGTCCCTCCGTGTTCGGTTGCCGCGTGTCGTGCGGCTTCCGCCTAGTGCCGGTCGTCAAGGCGAACGACCTCACTAGGAGCCGGTGTTATGTCGCGACCGCCGGCAGCGCTCTCCCCGTGGCCGAGATAGGCAGCCACTACAGACGGGAGCGGCCGGAAGATCAGAACGGAATGTCGTCCCCCGGCATCCGCGACGCGTCGTCGACCTGCTTCGTCGTCGTCCGCTTCACCGGCGGCCTCGAGGTCGGCGGAGCGACCGCTCGCTCGACCTGCGGCTTCGCGGTAGCGGTCTCGACGACCTGCTCGGCCGGCAGGAACTCGCCGACGTTCACGAACGTCTTCCCGTTGCCGGCCTTGTGGTAGATCCGGGCTCGGACGCGACGGCCGACCAGGTCGGTGATCTCGCCGGCGGCCCACTCCTCGCGGGTCATGCCGACGGCCTGGCGGAGGCTCGAGAGGATCCGCCGGCCCCAGTCGGCCTTCGGGATCCTGGCGAACACCCAGCCAAACCGCTTCTCGTCGTGGACGAGCCGGAACTCCACCTTGTCGCCGTGGTCGATCACCTCGCGGACCTGGAGCGAGTGGTCGCCCTCGGGGACCAGCTCGCGATCCGGAGCCCGCGAGTCGTCGCGGACAGCAACCGGCGGAAAATCATCATCAAGACCCCAGTCCATCGCGTGTCTCCTGTTCTTGGGATTTCGCGGTCGCGAACTCGATCACGGCGATCAAGTGGTCGCGGCCGTAGTGGTTGTGTCCGTAAGCCTTCTCGGGCTTCGGCAGGTGAGTGATCGCCGTCCGGATCTCGTAGCGGGTCATCCGATAGCCTGCGGCCTGCGACGCGTCGACGAGGTCCGAGCAGCGAAACCAGTCGCGATCGTGGTCGTGCCGCAGGCCCGAAAACGTCAGGTGTTCGAGGCTGGTCACGACGCGACCTCCTCGACCGGCTCGATCTCTTTGTGCCGCTCGTTCACCCGGTCGGTGAGCTGCGACCACTCGTCGGCCGTGATCTGGTCCGTCGAGACCAGCTCGTCGAGACGGTTCCCGATCCGCCCGAGCGTCCGGACGTTCTCCGCCTGGGCGATGAACATCACGATCTGGCTGTAGAGCGGCAGAGCCTGTGGCTCGAATCGCTCGACGTGGGCCACGGTCATCCCTGGTGCGACCGCCTTGACGGTTTTTGTCAAGGGAGCCTCCGCCGGGGCCGCTCCGGCCAGCCAAGCCGCCAGCCGCTTGCCGGTCTCGACCGTGATCGGCTTCGGGTCTCCAGAGAAGATCCCCGTCCGGTCCTTCGAGACGGTCGCGTAGTGGCCGTCGTGAACGAGATCGAGAACGGTCGTGAACTCGTACTCGAGGCCGTCGCGGGCCTCCAGCTTCATCCCGAGCTTCGTCACCTTCTTCCGACCGTGATCCTCGACCTGGGCTGTCTCGGTCTTACTTCGCCCCGTGCAGATCACATGGGCCGACGACCGGAGGATCGCGTCGACGAACGACCGCCACCTGGGCGTGATTACCGAGAAGGCCGACCATGTGTTCCCGCGGAACTGTGCCTTCGCGATGTCGTCGACCAGCTCCAAACACCCACCCTTGCCGCTCCAGCAGTGAGTCACGGAGTCGATCACGATCACCTCGTAGCCGGCGGCCTCGGCCCCCGAGATCGCCTCGACGTACCTCTCCGGCGTGAACGGCGGCTTCAGGTCGAGAACGTCGAAGTCGTGCAGCTCGTCGTAGAGGTCGCTCGACCCTTCCTCGGTGTCGATCACGACCGTCTTCCCTCCCAGCCCCTTCGCCAGGAGCAGGGCTCCGAACGTCTTCCCGCCGCCGCTCGGGCTCGTTAGCAGAATCCGGAGCTTCGTTGCTGATCGCCTTGCCTTCCGAATAGAAACAGTCATCTCGAATACCTCCTCACGGTGTCACAGTCGATCCACCCTGTCTCACAGAACACCCGGAGCAGGGTCTCGCGGTCCGGCTCCGCCGGCCGCGAACACTTGCCATGGCCTCCAGCCAGGCCGGCATCCCGCCGGCATCCCTCTCGGTCGGGCTCCGCCCGGCCGAACTCATCCAGTGATCGGAAGTAAGCCAGCCCGGCGATCGCGAGCCCGGCACATGCGAAGGCGATCCCGAGGACGGCCCCGACGAACAATGCGGCGGCGTTCATTTCCACACCTCGCCTTCCTGGTCCTCGAGGTAGGGCATCGCGTGTTCGAGGGCCGCCCGAGCCCGGAGTAGGACGGCCCGGTTCACCGGGCAGCCGCAGGCGTCGACCTCGTCGATCAACGCCTCCAGCGACCGCAGCGGACGCCAGGCCGCGATCGCCAGGTGGCGAGCGAGCCGGGCACCGCGAGCGATCGGGTGGTGCCGGTCGTGGGTGTTCCGGTGGAGGGCCGTGTCGTTTCGCGAGATCATGCGTCCCATGGTCTGGCTCCTTAGAAGGGCAGGATCGCGCCGTCCGGCCACGGCCGGCCGTCGATCACGCGGAGCGTCTTCTCGTCGTCGGTCTCGACCACGACGAGCGGCCGGTCGCCTTCCTGGATTCGGACCACGCGGCCCGCTTCCCATTCGGTGTCCGTGTGGGTCTTCAGCCGGTAGGCGATCCGGTCGCCGATGCTCGGCAGGTGACAGGCCGTCGGCCGTCCGTAGGTCTCGGCCATGCCGTCCGCTGCGGCCCGATATTCGCGTTCGTGGGCGTCCATCTCGCGTCCTTTCGTTGATGGTCTGAAGTGAACACGCGTACATGCGTTTCGTCAAACGTTTTTAGGTGTGGTTTCGTCCGTGAAAAACACTGAGCGGAGGAGTCGAAAAGCTTCGTCGACGTTTGCGTTTATCGGTAAACGAGTCAGCGAATGAAAGCGTTTGCGATGGTCACGAGAAGATCGATCGCGTCGTGGATCGCCTTCGTTGCTGGCGAATCGCAGCCAAGCTCCTGGCCTGCCCTGACCAGAACGAGAGAGTGGATCGCGGCCGTCCAATGGCGTCGCATGTCAGAACTCCAAGCCACTGCCGATCAATCGCGGACTACACGTCAGCGATCAACGGCCAATACGATTACGTTTGTCGGTAATCGCGTCAAGGCCAGTTCAGTGATTTTTTTACTGGGCCAAAAGCTCGGCTATTTTGCGAGCTTTTTTCGCGGTCGCTTAGACCGAGCGGCCGCCGCTTTCGCCTCGGCCTTGCGGACGGTCGAGTTTGGGGCGAGCTGCCCGCGGAGAGACTTGCATCCGTCCACGCTAACCATCCAGGCACGGCCGTTGAACTTGAAGCCTTCGAGCTTGCCGTCTCGGATTCGGAGCCGGATCAGACCGTCGGTGCAGCCTGCGATCTCGCAGGCCTCCTCGACCGAGCACCACTTGCCGTCAGGGGTCATCGTTGCCATCCCTTGAAATGTACCGACATCGGTAAACGGGTCAAACTGTCCAACCTGCCCGACCCTCGCGACCTGCCCAGCCGGCGCGACCGTTTGCATTGGTCGGCCGGCGAGGAAAGAGTCGAGGTGTCGGGCAGATTTCGAGTGGAGGCGAGGGGAGTACAAACGTTCAGGTGAGGGGAGTGGAATAGTGGTGAACGCGTGTACAGTCCGGTAGGCTGCCCGGCATCTAAACAAAAAAGGAAGTGATGCCATGCGTTCAATGCCGTTGCGTGATGCGTTTCGTCGGTATGCCTTGCTCCGTGAGTTGAAGCCCCACACGGTCTCGCTCTACGGGATGCTCTTCGATCGTCTGGAGCGATTCTTGAAACGACCGCCAACGGTCGGGGACCTCGAAGACGTGGTCGTCGCGGAGTATTTGGAATGGCGACGAGTCACGCCTGGGTGGCGTGATCGCCTGCCGAAGCCGGCCACGATCAGGAAGGACCGGAACATGATCCGGGCCGTCTGGGAATACCTCGCCCGTAAGAAAATCACTACAGAGTTTCCCGAGGTCCCGCGTGTCAAAGTCCCGAAGACGATCCCTCTGGGTCGTGCCTACACGGCCGACGAGGTCGGCTCCCTGATCAGGGCAGCGAAGCGTCGGATCGGAAGGACGGGCGGCCTGCCGTCGCGGTGGTGGTGGTCGACGCTCATCTACGCGGCCGTATGCACGGGCGAGCGATTCGAGGCCCTCACGTCCCTACGCTGGGGGCAGGTTGACCTCGACCGCCGTCGCGTGATCTTCCTGGCCGGGACGCGGAAGGGCTCGACACGCGACATCGAGAGGGCGGTGACGCCGCAGCTCGCCGCGATGCTCGCGGAGCACCGTCGCGGGCCGGACGACCTGGTCTGGCCGTGGGACCGGGCGACCCGCAGCCACTGGGCCTCTCTACAGGTCCTGTGCCGATCTGCCGGCGTCGAGTATCGGGGGCGAGGCTTCCACGGATTCCGCCGCATGGCCGCCTCCTACGCGGCCCTGGCGGGCGGAGCCGCCGCGGCGACCCAGCTCCTCGACCACAGCGACCCGGCCCTCCAGGCCGTCTATGTGGACCCGCTGATCTGCCCGCGGGACACCTGCTCGGTCGACACCCTGCCGCCGCTGGACCTGGGCGAACTCGACGCACGACAACCGGACCAGCGGCCGACGGATTTTGAGTCCGCCGGCCGCGGTCCGTCTACGTCAACGGTAGCGGATCACCGCGTACCACCGACGCGTGACCGGTGAGAATGCGACGCCTTCGTCGGCGATCGGACGTGTACCAAAAAAGCAGCACGACCGGCGAGCCTGCTCGGGTGTCGAGCCCATGCCGATCCCTTCCATCTGGCCGCAGCCAGAATGAACGAGCGAGCCGCGTCGAGCGATCACTGTCGCGTGCGACTGAGCACAGCTCCCGTTCACACAGACGACCGACCGCGGCCGGGCGATGATCACGTCCTGAGCCACGGCGGCCGAGGCGACGAGCGACAACACGGACAGGAGAAACAGACGCATAGGCGAATCCTTTCGCGTAGGTGGGAACCGACCAGCCACTAGCAGACCGGATCGTCCCTACGAGTCCAGCGGCTCGGGAGCCTCACAGCCCGGCCCGCGGAGCGTGCCAGCGTTCAAGTGGGGCCAGAGGGCCTCGGAGTGGATCGCGGCGAGGAGGCCCCACGCCGCGTGTGGCAGGTGATCCTCCGAGCGGTCGCCGGCGAGGTACTGGTAGATGTGGCGGATCGCGTGATTCAGGAGGTCGTTCACCGGCATTCCGGCCTCCCAGTTGAAGTCGGAGTATTTCTCGGCCCCTTCGGCACACGTCCGGGCGACGGCCTCCAGGCCGATCGGTGAGATCAGGTCGTAGCGAGTCGCCTCCGCGTCGCTCGACCTCACAGCCCCAGTCGTATAGGTCACGGTCCCGCCGTTCGTCGTCTTCATGTTTCGCTCCTTCAGCTCTCGGATCATTCGCAGAGCGAACGAGGCTAGAGAACCTCCAGTGCCAGTCCAGCAGTTTGCCGGACCGAGCCTGCGGCATAGCTGCTCCGCGGCGGCGAGCTCGTCTTCGGTCACGGCAGCCGGTATCCCAGCGACCACAGGATCCGGGCGAGATCGCGGCCGGCCCCGGAGACGGTCTCCTCGGCCAAGTCGGGGAAAAGCTGATGGAGGCCCTCATGGATCTCCGTCTCGAGGCGAGCCCGTCCCCGGAGCCGCTGGTCGATCAAAACCTTCCTTTCGAGGTCCGGCCGTTTCTCGTCTGGAGTGATCGACCAGCCCGCGGCCCGGCCCCGTAGCCTCGCATACCTCCACAGGACGCGGAGGCCGCGGATCTGGAAGTGATGGTCGCCGCTCACGACGACCTCACCCGGCCGTCGGCCGTGATCCTGTGATTCGACACGTCGAACGATCCGTCGGCGTGGGTCGTCACGGCCGCGAATCCGTGGTTCCACTTATTCAGCCTCGCGTATTCCGGACGAAGGTCACACAGGCAGCCGGTCGACCAGCAAAAGACCTCATGTCCGAACATGTCGGGTTCGCAGTGTCCCGAGGTCCGGTGGCCGTGGCCCTCGAGGACGGTGTGGTGAAGTCGCAGGAACGCTCCGCGGGCCTGGTTGACCGGGGCCGAGATCCCCTTCCCCTTTTCGTGTCCGTGGAGGATCGGCAGCTTCCCGGCCATGATCGGCCGCTGGTCGTCGACGAGCGTGATGTCGTGCTGGTCGAGACGAAGCCAGGACGCGAGCCCCATCTCCGGCTCGTCGGATATCTCGGGAGCGTGTTGCCACAGCCAGTGAGCCCAACGCTCCTCGTGGTTCCCTGTTTTGAACACGATCGGGATCGCGGGGAACTCCTGGCGGATCCACGACACGAGCTGGCGGATCTGCTCGATCTCGCCCTTGAAGTTTCGGTGTCGCGGATTCTTCGTCCACCGACTGATCGCGTAGAAATCGCAGGTGTCGCCGTTCAGGACCAGGGCGTCGATCCCGCTCGACTTCAGGTCGGCGACCGCGGCCCCGAGGGCGACCTCGGAGTGATACGGGACGTGAATGTCGGACAGGACGCCGATCGTCCCGACGACTCCCAGGTCGTGAGTCTCCCAGGGCTCGGCCTTGCTCTTCGGCATGGTCACCACTTCGCCGGCCGCTCGCGGCTGCCGGTGGAGCGACTTGTCGGCCGCATTGCCCCGCTGCTGCCGACCCTTGATTCCGAGCTGGTGCCGGATCCGCTGGTATCCCTGTTGAAGTGTGATCGCTCCGCCGGTCTCGGCCGCGAGCCGGCGGCCGAGCGTCCGGGCCGGGGCGTCTGGGTGCAGCTCGACGAGCTGCCGGGCCATACGCGTGATCTCGTCGCCGCCGTGCTGGCCTCGTCGCATCCGGCCCTCCGTGTTGCGGTCGGCGGCCGTCCATGGCCGCGGGCCTTCACCCTACGCTATGGGGTCCCCGGATCAATCTCCGGAGGAGCCGTCGAGCCGGGCGGCATTCCGAGCCATTTCGCCGCGGCCGCGTTTAGCGCCGCCTGACGTTCTGGACAGCCGCAGGGGCCACCGACGACGGCCTCGACTCGCTCCTTCGTGATCCCGATTGCCGCGAGGCCGGCGGCTACGCGATCCCCCAGGCCGGGAGGCTTACGCCTCGCAGGGTAGGCCGGATGCGTCTCGTCGACAATGAGATAATCGCCCTGGTCCGAGACAATGCAGGCCGCTATATCCTCCCACGCGTATTTACGCTCGATGCAGCGAGCCTTTAGGTGTGATCTGGGGCAGCGAATCATGGGAGAGCGTTCGTTTCGATGGTAGCCTGAAAGTTTCCACTGAAACCCCATCGGTAAAGGTCCGCGCAGCCAGCCGCACCAAGGCACCCAGACGATTCTTCCTTCGCGCAAAAAACTTGCGAGCCAGAGATCCCTTGGATTGTGCTCGAAAGGAGAAGGTTGCCGCATGTAGTGTTCGGCGGGCTAGCCGACGTAACATTAATTCCTGGCGCGAACGTGATAGGGGATTGTGTCGCGTAGGCGGATGTAAGGGTCGCAAATCCGGTGTTTTGTTGGCATCCCATGCTGGTGTCAGGAAATAAATAAAAAGCACCGCCACACTGAGCGACGCCCCTGTAAAAATACTGAACAGTCCCGCCGCTAGGCGAACTCATTACCGGAGACGAGCCCTTCCAGGTCATCGAGTAAGTTGTCGCGCTATCAAACGCGAGCGTAACTGCTACTGCGTTGAAATGGTCTGACCACGCAAAAGCTTCTGAACTTGATGGCGCGAAAAACATGTTTGGTGTTGTGCAGTGAAAGCATCCACCAATACCACTTCCAAGCCTTCGGGAATATCCAAAGTTTGAAAACGTGATGCTTATCACTTTATTTTTCAGGGCCGTGTACTGCTCAAAGTCGGTACATCCACAGTCCGGAACAGGAGGCGCTGGGCAGCAGTCTCCGCACGGCAGTAGCACCATTACGAGCACTCCGCGGCGACAACGTACCAGCGGCCGTTCGCGTGGAGTGCGACCGAGACAAACTTCCCGCTCGCGATGTTCGCGTATTTATTGACCACGTCCGCGACCGTCGCGCCGCTGGTCTGGGTCTCGTTCGGTGGCGTTCCGCTCTCCCAGACATCGAGCGTCGCCACCGTGCCCTTGTTGAACGCGGCCGAGGTCTTACACAGCCGGAGCGCATCTCCCTCTCCCCCGGCGTCGCGAAACCGGATCCCAGGCATGTCGCGACTGCCGGCCTCGTAGGCCTTCGTCGCCGCGATCACGCGACGGGCTCCGTCCTCGGAGAATGCGACGGGCTTCGTCATGTTGGGATAAAGACCGGCGTCCCGAATCCGGTCGTGAAGTTTGCCGTCTCGTAGATATCGACGCCGGCTCCGTTGTTGATCACGGTCGGCTTCTGGCCGACGGATTTCTTCGTGCCGTCGTTGTTGAGGGCGACCGGTTGCTTCACGGGCTTCCCGTCGTTGCCGGTGATCGTCTTCCGCTCGCCGCTCACCTTCTCCATGAAGCCCACGTCCCAAGGCTTGCATTTCCAGGTGTCGGGGTCGTAGCGAAACTCCCAGTGGCTCTCGATGTAGTCGAGCGTCGCACCGTCGGCGGCTCCGTCCAGTTTGGAGACGCTGACCTTCTTCGCGCTCTTCAGATAACACTTCCATGTTTTCGCCGGATATGCTCCCCACTCCGCGCTATTCACCTTTCCGGGATATGCATACTCCGCGGTCGCGAAGGCCGCGTCCGTCGCGTAGCACTTCACGAGAGACCAGGACATCTCCTCGCGCTCTCGCTCCAGGCCCTCGAGGGGATCTCCGGCCGCGTTCGTGATCGAGACGCCGCTCGTGTCGAGGAACACAGGGACCGTCGAAGTCCCGCCCGAACGCTCCCACGAGTCCTTCGGGATCCCCGAGGCCTGCGGCGTCTTCGAGGGGGGCGGGACGTAATACTTGACCGCGAACATCCACCGCATTCCCTCGCGGCCTTCGGCGTCGAGCGTGAACTCCATCGCCTTCAGTGCGGAAAACTCGGGGTGTGAGGCACCCCACACGATCCCGCCGGTGGCGAGCGTCTGGAGGATCTCGAGGCGGGTCGTCGTCGGAGAGTCGACGCGGACCTGCCAGCGTTCGGTCGCCTGGAGCGACTCGCCGAACTTGCCGGACAGGCCAGCGCCGTCGAGGATCCGCTGGTAGGAGACGACAGCCATTAGAAGTCCTCGACGACGGTGAAGCCTTCGCCGCCCGTGTTGGCGGCGATCTCCTCGAGGACGGAGAGCTGTTGCTCCTGCACGTCACCGGCCCCGCCTCGCATGATCCGGAACATCTCGGTGATCCCTTCGGTCGACCTCGAGTCGATACCCTTGATCGCCTGGGCCACGTCGACGACGACGGTCTGGTTCAACTGGACCGGCTTGCTAGACGCCTCGTCGACGGAGTTTGCCGCGGCCTCGGCTGCCGCGATCGACGCGTCGAGCGAGGTCACGAGAGGGCCGGCGATGGCCTGCCCGACGTTCGGAGCGTTGTCGGCGAACGCGGCATTGAATCCGGCTTGCATCTGCTCGACGTTCGTCGTGATCCCGTCCGCGATTGTTTGATTGAAGGCCGAGGCCCCCGCGACGACGGAGTCGAGCGTCGACGTATCGAAACCGAGATACGACCCGATCTCCTTCGCCACCGTCGCGAGGCCCTCGAACGCCCCACTGAATCCGAGGACGATCATCCCGAGCCCGGCCTGGGCTCCGTTGAAAACGCCTGACAGGAAGGAGGCTGTACGATTCATGAGGTCGCCCACGTCTCCCCACTGCTGCCCGACCTGCGACAAGTAGGAGAACGTCGACCCGAAGTTTTCGATCAGGTAGTCGCCGATCCCGGCCAGGAATCTTGCCCCCTGGAGGATCCCGGCCCCGATCGCCTGGCCGATGTTCGCCCCCCCGATGTCTCCGACCAGCGTCGTGAACTGCTCGGATATCGCCGTGATCGCCGGGGCGAGGTACGCGACGACCTGCTGGACGACTCCCTCGATCGACTTCGCGACCATAGTGAACGAGTCGTTCATCGCCTCGACGTTCTGGCCCTGGGCGTTCGTTAGCGTCAGACCGAGCCGCTCGGCCTCCTCGCGAGCGGCAGCGATTGCGGATACCGAACCGTCGAGCGAACCTGCTATAGCCTCGCCAGATCTCCCGAAGATCGCCACGGCAGCCGCGGACCGTTGAGCGTCTCCCTGGATTCCTTGCAGGGCGGCCGCTATGTCGTCAAACGAAACAATTCCGGCTTTTATCGACGCATCGTCGAAGCCGAGATTCGCTAAAGCGTCGAAAGCCTCTGGAGTTTTGAGCCCTGTTAGCGTTGCGCCAAGTTTTTCGGCCTGAGCCCTGGCGGCGTCGATCGAAGCAGATGCAGACCCGAAGAGCGGAAGCAGCTCGGCACCGGCTTTGCCGAAGAGCTGGACGGCGGCCGCGGCCCTCTGGGCCTCGGTCGGCAGGGCCGCAATCGCGGCCGCGATCGCGTCGAACCGGTCGGACGCCGACATGCCGTTAAGCTGCTCGACCGATAGGCCGAGGCCGGCGAACGCAGCCGTCGCGACCTTCGATCCGCCGGCCGCCTTCGCGAACGCGATCTCGGCCTTCTGCGAGGCCTTGCCGATTGTATCCATTGAGACGCCAGCCAGGTCGGCCGCGAGCGAGAGCCCGGCAAACTCCCCGTAAGTCATGCCCAGCCGGGCAGCAAGTTTGCTCGCGTTGTCGACTACGTCGGCCTGGGCCTGCCCGAACGAGACGAGACTCCGCACGCTTGAGATCGCCGCGGAGGCGACCGACGCGAAGAGCTGCGTCACGTTCACCGCGACGAGCGTCTTCATCGCAGACTCGAGGCCCTTCGTATCCGACTGGAGGCTACGGAACGACGAGGAGGCGGCCTTCACTCCGGACGTGAGTCCAGACGTGCTCGCGGTGAATACGGCCGACACTTTTCCGATCGACGCCACACTAGCCTCCTTCCTTGGTCCAGCCCTTCAGCTTCTCCGCTATCTCGTCCTCGGTCATCTCCCGATCCGGGTCATAGTTCGGCAGGAACACGTCGACGAAGTCGGACCCCGGCTTCGCGCCGAGGGCCGCGATCGTGAACATGGTCGCCCGTGCCTCCCGGAGCCAGTCCTCGCCGAATGGCTCGACGCGGTAGTACGCGATCCACTTGTGAAGCTGGTCGAGAGTTAGTTCGCGTTTCCATGTTTCAACGTTTCCGATCCCTAAGTGGGCCGCCAGACGGTAGACGAATCGGTCGACGCGTCCCGTCTGGCTTCTTAGTTTTTTTCGATCTCTCCCACGACCTGGTCGTCGGACAGGAGGACCGTCGCCCAGGCCTTCTTGTAGAGCCACATCACGCGACGGTGACCCGCGAGCAGGACCTTCGACGCCTCGGCCCCGAGCGGCTTTCCGCTCGCGTCACAGAGGCAGGTGGTGAGCGTCTTCGCGATCAGATCGGCAGGAGGAGCGGCGGTGCCGAGGTCCCTGTGAGCCATCGCTAGGCCGTGCCATTCGGCGAACGTCGGATGGCGGAAGTAGACCGGCTCGCTATAGCCGGGCGGATTCACGCGGACCGTTTCGGAGATATTGTCGAGGAGGCTCATTGTCCCTCACCTGTCAGTTTGAAAACGGCCTGGCCCACGAGAAACTCGCCGACGCTGCCGGTCACCTCGAAGGTCTCGAGGTAGGCCGGACGAGACAGCGAACCGCCAGCGAACCGAACAGAAACGCTCCCCCGAGATCCGATCTGGGCGTTCGTATACGGAGGGCATCCGTACAGTGTGACCTCGACAGTCCCCGGATCAATGGCGACACAGTCGTAGGTTTTCACGATTCGCGAGTTTGCGCCAGAACCGACAACCTCGCTCGTTATGTTCGTCTTCTCGACGAACACGGCGGCCCCTGGCGAGACTCGGAACCGCGTCATCGTCCCAAGGGATTGACCATCGAAACTACAGCTTGATCCCTGCGAAGAAGGAGTCGGCATCGTGACCGGCCTCCCTTACGTCAAGCCGCATAGTCCGAGGTATAGTTCGCCGACCACTTCTTCAGCTCGCCCACGGAGTCGTCGCTCGTGGAGTCCATACACTTACAGGTGACCCCCTCGGCCGTGATCGTGGTCCCCTTTGTTGGCTTCGTTGCCCCCAGGCCGTCGATCGTCACCGTCACGATCGCGCCGGAGTTTGAGTTTTGCCCGTTGTCCGTCAGGCCGTTTTCGTAGACGCGAGTCGATCCGTGAGCGAGCGACAGCGTCGAGGCGTCGAGCTGCGGCGTCACGTCAGACTTCCGCGACACCTTCACGGAGACCTTCGTCGCGCCGGAAACGCCGAACGCGTTGAACCCCTGCGAGCTGGTGAACGTTACGGGATCTGGCACTTCTACAGCTCCTTACGTCGTGGGCGGATAGTAGGAGAACTCAACCGAAAACGTCGCGTATTTACCGACCTCGTACGACTTCTCGAACGACTCGCAGATCCAGCCGGTCGTGATATTGGCCGCGGTGATCGCGAGCGTCGTGTCCGACTTCAGATTCCCCGAGACGGAGCAGGTCTTGGTCGCCGTGTTCGTCCCGCCTTCGATCAGCGGAGGGGCCGCATACTGTCTCGTCGAGTCCCCGAGGACCGTCACGTCTTCCTTCGCGGTCGCGCCGGCCGTCTCGATATCCTTTAGGGAGATCGTCTTCGCGCCGGACGGAATCGTCGGGCCTGGCGAGGTCAGTGTGGAGATCGGCATGGTCTGCTCCTGTGTCGGGCGTGGTCGATTTTATGGGGTGACGTGCGGGGACAATCTCACTCGGCCCAGCGGATCTCGACGGACAGCTCGACCGTGTAGGTCGGCGTCTCTCGGCCCTCGAGGTAGTCGGGCTGTCCGTCTCGCTCGTCGAGAACCAGGCAGTGTTCGACCGTGGTCCCGTCGGCTGTCCCGGCGAACTTGTGGATCGCCGCGGTGATCTGGCCGGCGAGCGTCCAGGCCTGGACGTAGTCGTCGGCGTAGACCGCCACTAGGAAACGGGCGACAGGGTTCACCTGATCGGCGACCGGAGTGTCGTCGAACGTGTCGGCGAGGACCTGCTCGCGGCTCGTCGCCTCGCGGGCGTAGATCGTGAAGGGAGGCGACTGGGTGCCGGTCATGCCGACCGGCCAGGCCGTGGCCGACGTGGCGTCCTCGATCGCTTCCTTTAGCCAGACGTGCGGGGTTCCCATGGATCAGCCTCCGTATCCAGGATTCTTTCCGGACCCCAGCTCGGCGGCAGCCTTCTCCAGGCCGACCGCCATTTCCTCGGCGAGCCTGGAGGCCGCGACCGGCCCAAACTCGGCCAGCGTCTTCTCGACCATCTGGTATGCCTTCACGCCTCCAGCCGTTCCGAACTGGAGCCAGATCGCCTTTCGGCTCTCGAATGACGCCTTGTAGCCGAGGACGCCGAAGACGAACGAGTCGAAGGCTCCGTTGTTTCCCGATTGCCCTGTCCGCACGGTCACGGCACGACGGAGGGCTCCGGAGGACCGAGGCTTCTCGCCTTTCTTGCGACGACCGCGACGCGTGCCGAGCGGCGGCGTGTTCTTCCGAAGGATCGGAACGGCAGGCCGAAGAAGGCGACGCATCGCGGCCTTCAGGTGCTTCTTCGCGATGTGCTTCGGAAGGGCACGGTAGGCGTTCATCATCGCGCCGATGTGCTGGTTCGCGTCGTAGCTGTTCGGCTCGAACGAACTATTCCACGAGAGAGAGATCATGCCACCTGCTCCTCAACGGTCAGCTCAAGGTCCTCGCGGTTCCCCTGCTCGACGACGGCCGAGATGTAGAGCAGCCTGCCGCCGCGGGCGAGCCAGCGAAGCCGCTGGTCGCCTGCCAGCCCGGAGCGGTAACGCGTGTAGACCGTGGCCGAGATCCCGCCGCCGACCTGGCCGCGTCGGGCCTGCTCGTTGTAGCTCGTTGCCTCGTAGGAGCCGAAGATCGTCGCGACAGTCTCCCAGGTCTCGACGGTCCCGCCGGCCGCGTTTCGCGTGCGGACGGGTCGCTCCAGGACGAAGACTTCGCGGTAGCGGCCGGCAGCTCGTGCCATCACCAGCCTCCGTTCCACGAGCTGGCCGCGAGGAGCGTCTCGAAGGCCTGGGGCAGCTCGCCCCCGCCTTCGGTGTTCAATAGGCCGCGGTTCTCGAACTGGTGGTTCACATAGGCCAGGAGGGCCGAGCGGATCGTGGGCTCGATCACGCCACCAGGAGCGACGCCTCCCCAGTAGACGACGACGACCTTCCCGGTCGTCGCGGTGTCGAGCGTCAGGGTCGCCGGGAACGCGTCCTGGTCGACCTCGTAGTCGGAGGCCGAGAGGGCAACGCCGTCGACGGTGACGGTGATCGGATAGGTGGCCGAGATCAGGACCGGAGGAGCCGGCAGGTCGAGCACGCTGCCGCCAGTCTGCCACGTCGCCCGATACTGGGTCGCGACGAGCGTCACCGAGAGCCGCCGCTCGATCAGCCGCCGGGCTGCCGCGATCTTATCCAGGAGGAATCGGTCGTGTTCCGTCTGGTCCTGGGCGAGCGAGACCTGGGCCTTCGCCTCGGTGAGCGAGACGGGCTCGACGATAGGCCACTGAAGGACGCGAATCGTGTCGGGCTTCGCCATGCTCGCCTCCGGAGGTCCCTATAGAGAGAGAGCCGGGGCCGGCATCCCTGCCAGCCCCGGCCCCCGAGAATCACATCGTCGAGGGTCAGGCCTTCGCGAGGCGACCCACGAACTCCGGAGCGTGGTTGCTCACGCCGAACCGGGTGTTCGCGACGTAGAGAACCTGGCGGTTCCGCATCAGGATCTCGCGGCCCGCTTCGATCTCGAGGCCGCTGTCCTTCAGGCCGACCACCGTCGACATCGAGAAGTCGCCGTAGAGGGCGAGCGTCGTGGAGGGGAGACCCTTCACGAGGTAAACAGGGGCACCGAAGATGGTCGGAACCACCCGACCGCCGCCGACCGTGAGGGTCGTCTGCTGAGCGGACCAGATCTTCATCAGGTCGACCCAGCCAGCACGCGAGCAGACCCACGAGGCGGTCCCCATCACGGTCTCGTCGACCTTGCCGACAACGTCGGCCAGGTTCGCGAGGCTCGTCGCCGTGGAGCCGGCCGCGACGGTGATCGTGTTGCCAGCCGCGACGCCAGCCGCGAGGCCGCCGATCGTCGGGTTCGACGCCTGGCCCGCGAGCCAGAGAGCGTCCATCTTCTGAGCGTAGGCCAGGGCGAACCGCTCGGCCACGAGGCCGGCCACGTCGAGCGGCGAGTCCTCGATCAGGCTTCGCGAGATCGCGACCGAGCCCCGCATCTCGTACATGGTCAGAGCACCGACCGAGGACACAAGGTCCTGATCCGTGGTCGCCGTGCCTTCCGCGACAAGGCTCGCGGTGGCGTCGCCGACCTTCGGAAAGTCGATCTTCTGGCCGCGGGGCCGGACGACCGTCGCGAGCTGAAGGGCGACCGACGCGTACTGGAGCCGGTTGACGATCGCGCCGTACAGCTCCTTATAGACGTACTCGGCACCGATCCCGTCGTAGGTGCTGGAGGTCTCGCCCATCGCTCTGGTCTCGCCCGTGTAGAGGGCCTTCAGGTACGAGCCGACAGCCTCGGCAGCACGCCGCGAGCTGAAGAGCTTGATCCCGCTCCGCACGTCGGCGGGCTCCTGGAAGTCTTCGACGGCGGCCTTCTCGGCAACCTTCGGCGACGAGGCCGAGCCGGTCACCTTCCGGAGGCCGGCGAGCTTGTCGTCGAGGTCACGCTCACTGCCGGCGTCCTTCGACACGATGTCGGCCTTCGCGATCAGGCCCGCGAGTCGCTCCTCGATCCGGGTCCGCTCCTCGTCGTTCGAGGGCTCGACCGAGCGGAGGGTCTCGATCTCGGTGGCGATCTGGGCGGCTTCGTCCTGGAGGCGAGCGAGTCGGGGCGACGGCATGGGGAGTCCCTTCGTGTTCGTGTGGTGTCCTTACCGACCATCACGATATGAGAGGCCGCCGCGGCAGAATCTCGCGGAGCGTTCTACGGTAGGACGGTCAGCGACACGTCCCCGACGTGCATGTCTTCGCACGCTCCGCGACACATCGCGGGCACTTACAGCCGCAGCGTTGCTCGATCTTCCCGTCGGGCTTCCACACTCCGCGGACGCACGTCTTCCCGCAGTCGCAGACCTGCGGCGTCGGCGACGGCGGGGCCGGAGCGTCGACGAGCATCGAGGCACGAGCGGCCGACACGGCCGCGGCGGCCTTCGGGGCCTCGAGGTCGACGGACCTCGGGTCCGACGAGAGCCAGACCAGGAAGGCGATCAGGGCATTCCAGATTCCGGAGAGCATCACCAGCCCCTTCCGTTGTGGATGATCGGATAGCCGTCGTCTCCGACGTTCGCGGACCTGGCGACGTGGTGGTCGGGCTGCGGCTCCTCGGGAGGCTTCTCGGCCAGGAGGGCAACCCAGAGCAGGCTCCGAGCGGTCCTTGCGATCCACCGCACGACCGGCCTGTCGGCAGGCTTCGGCGTGCCGTCATGCGACGAGGCGAGCCAGTAGCCGACGACCAGGGCGACAGCGACGGCGGCGAGCGTTCGGCGATCCATGGGATCCTCACGGGGCGAGTGTGAACGTGTGCGGAGCGAACCAGTCGGCGATCGTTTCGGGTGGGGCCGGCGTGAGCCAGTTTCCGTTATGGAGATCGCGCCAGCCGAAGCCACTGACCGAGCCGACCGCGAATGAGTCCTTCGCCCGGAGCATGGATTCCACGACGGGCCGCGTCACCCAGAACGAGCCGTCGGGCTGATCGGCCGGAAACTTTCCGCGATAGTTGATCCATCGGGGTCCCCAGCTATTCAAACACAGGAGAGCGTCCGACGGCGATCCGTTCGCCTGGTAGCGGACCGCAACGAAACACATCTGGTGAGCCCACTGGCCGGAGGCGGCCGCGTAGCCCTGCTGATCGGTGACGCTCGCGAATCCCTGCATCGACGCGACCGGGATCGGGAAGCCTGCCTCGATCGCGGCCGCCGCCTCGGCCCAGGTCGTAATCATCGCTATGTGCTGGGCCGGGTGCTTCTTCGCGATCGCGTCGAGCTTCCCACCGTCTCCCTGGCCGCCACATCCATAGGCTCCCCAGTCCTTCGCTCGGTTCGCGGAGTAGGCAGAGAGGTCGTAGCGGTCGAACTTCTCGCGGTAGACGACGCCCCAGTCGCGGACGAACCGAGCGGCCGCGGCCCCATACGATCCGTCGGAGTAGCCGCCGACCGGCGACGAGCCGTCACCTGATCGGCCGCGGGCCTCGACGCGAGAGCCTCCATAGATTGCCTCCGTGCTCGGGAACGACGGAGGCTCCGCGAGGCGGCCCGTCTCCCAGTCGACGGCCTGGGCGATCCATACGCCGTGAGCCCAGCCCCAGGAAACACAATCCCCGATTCCCTGGCGTTCGCAAACCCAGGGCTTTCCGTAGCGAGCCAGGTGAGCGCGAACCGCGGAGCGATAGAGGAACGTGTCGACGCCTTTCGCCTCGCGGACCGTCTCGGCTCCGGCGTCGCGAAAGAGCGGCTGGGGCAGCTCCGCGAGGAATCGCTCGACTCCCTGCGGGTCTGGACGGTAGCCGAAGTTTTCGTCCCCGGACCAGCCGGCAGGGCCGGGGCGACGGCCGAGGCCGGCGACGATCGCGGCGGCCGCGAGCCCCAGGAGCAGAGCGACGGCGAGCCATCGAAGAGCGTTAGCGCGAGGCATCGGCGGCAGCCCTCGCGATTTCCCTGTAGGCCGCGACCCACGCGGACCGCTGGGCCGGAGTCAGCGGACCGCCGGACGTGCCGGCCGTCGCGTCCAGGTGTTGTTTGATCGCCTCGCGGGCTCGCGGATGCTTCTCCCCGAGAGAGACTCCTCGGCACCGCAGCTCGCGGGCACGCTGCCGGAGATCGTCGACGGCGACGCCGGTCCGGATCAGCGGCTCGGCCTGCATCGAATCCCATTCGATCTCTGAGGCCAACTCCTCCATCAGGGCCGACACGGTCGCAGCGTCTGCCGAGGCGTCGGGGCCGACGAACGTCCCGCGGAGCGAGAAGCCGGGGGCCGGGCCGGGGGCCGGCTGCGGAGCCGGGGACGGTGGAGCGGACGAGCCCCACGCGAACGCGGCCGCCGCGAGCAGGGCAGCCCCGACGACGTGTCGCCGCTCCAGGGTCGGCAGCGACACGTTCGACGCGTACTGGGCGAACTTGTCGCCGGCGAACGCATAAGCCGCGGCGGCGATCAGGAGGGCGACGATCATCGGGCGAGCCTCACGAGTGGAAGGAGCTGCTCGATCACGCCGCCCGCGAGAGCCAGGACCAGCGACCGGACGGCCGGACGGGCGACGAGCCAGATCGGGTAGAGCGACACCGGGACCGCGTAGTGGGCAACGGCGTCGAAGAGCCGGGCGACCGCGTCGAGGGCCATGAACTTCTTTTCCCGCCCGGAGAGCGTCGCCACGGAGTCGAGGGCCGAGACGACAAGCCGAAGGAGCGCGAGGAGCATCTCGCCGAACTCCGACCAGGTCAGGCCGTCGGCGGCCGCGACCTTCGCCGACGCGATGTACGTCGTGATCTTGTCGAGGAGGCCCGGCTGGTCGACGGCCTCGGTGATCGGAACGGTTGTGATACTCATCGTTTCCTTCTCCACACCTGGGCGGCCGGCACGACCTGGCGGCGACGTTGCCGGCAGGTCTGACACTCGACATATCGGACCTGGCGGTCGCCGGCCCGCTTGCTCGACTCGACGCGGCAGCGGCCGCCGCAGGTCGTGCATAGGCTCATGTCTTCGTTCCGACGAGAACCATGTCGTAGGTGGCCGCCAGCGTGTTGCCGGGGATCGAATACGCGATCACCTTGTCGATCGGAGTCGCGTCCGCGGAGCCCTCGACATTCGACACACCGACCGACCAGAGCAGGACGCCGCCGGGATGAACCTCGGCGCTCCAGTAGGGAGTCGACGACGAGTCGGCGAGCATAATCCCGAGGAACTGGGCCGCGCTTGTGTTCTTCACATAGAGCAGTCGGACCTTGTCGATCGACGCGGTGTAGGTCGTGCCCGACTGGGTCGGCACGGTCACCGAGGAGAGCGTGGTCGTATCGGTCCCGGAAGTGGCGACGCTGCCCGACTTCCTGATGTAGATATTCGCCTGGCTCGCGCCGGTCCCGTTCGCGAAGGCGATATTCTCCAGCACGACGGACGAGTCCGACACGGACCCGACGGTGAGCGTGTTCGTCAGATCGCAGTCGATCCGGAGGAGCCCGGAAACGGTCAGAGCGGATGGCATAGCGTCCTCGTGTTAGCCGGCGTTGATTCGCATCCGGGCGACGGCGGCCGCGGCGGCAGCCTTCGATCCCGCGAGCGTCGAGACCTTGAACGATCGAGCCGCCGGGGCCTGGGCCGCCACGATTCCCTCGGGGTAGTCGTCGACCCACACGTCGACCGAGATCCCGGCCTGGGCGGCCGCGTCTCGCTTCTGTGTGTCCGTCCCGCAGAGGATCAGGTCGCCGACCTCGAGGTCCGCGAACGCGAGCCGCAGCTCCTCGCGGTTCTCGTCGGTTGCCTCGCGTCGCGAGATACATACGACGCGGTTCCCGGCAGCCGTCGCCATGTTGACGAACGATCGCCAGAGGCCAGGGGCCGCGGTGAACGTCCGGTCGTAGTCGAGCGAGATCACGAGCCCGCGGCCCTCGGCCCTGTGGTGGACGAGCCCTCGGGCTTCGCGCCAGGCCGACAGGGACCGAAGGCCGACGGAACTATTGGGATACGCGGCGTGTGTTACTGGGCTTACGTCAAAGATCGCCGCGTCGGTGATCGTCCGCGTGACGTTGCCGGCGGGATCCTCGTCCCAGGTCTCGCCTCGCGGATCGGGCAGTGAGAACGCGAACGACGAGCCGAAGATGTAGCCTTCTCTGATCAGAGGTAGGACCTCGGCAGTCGTCGGCGTGCCGACCGGAGGGGTCGCCCGGAACACGAGCCCCTTCTCGTTCTCCTGGATCTGGAGCGTGCCGTTCGTCGTCCGGCCGAGGACGGCGGAATCCATGTGGTTGTATTTCGCGACAACGTCAGCAGCGCCTCGCGGATCGTTCGGCGAGCGGTCGAGCCACTTTCGGAACGCTCCGGGCATGAAGCGTTCTTTGAATCCGCCCAGGTCCACCGACCACTTGTTCCATGGCGGGGCCATGCCGACGATCTGCGGCCGGCCGTCGTCGCGGGTCTCCAGCCGCAGCTCGATGTCCGGGTCGCCAGCCTGGGCCAGATAGCGGGTCTCAACTTGCGACATCGTTCTCGCCTCCGTCCATGGGATCCGCCGACAGGTCCGCGACTCGCTTCCCGACCGTGAACTCGGTCGCCTGCCCGCCTTGGTGAATGCGAATCGAGGCGGCCGGCGAGTCGGGCGACGCGGAGATCGCGAAGGGCGACCCTTCGACACCGAGGACGCCGTCAGTCATCAGGTGCTCGATCGTTCCCTCGCCGCCGTCGAAGTAGACGTACTGGCCGAGAGCGAACCCGCCGGCCTGGTCGACGCTCTCGCCTTCGGACGACTGATCGTCCGGCGAGTCCTCGGCGGCGGGCGGCAGCGGCTCGCCTCCGGCGGCCCCGGCCTGAGCGGCCGCAGCGTCGAGCGTCGAGAAACCGAGTTGGACGAAGGTCTGGTTCGCGGCCTCGGTGTCGAGGAGGTCGAAGTCTTCGCGGTCGCGGATCTCGTTCGGTGTGATCGCCCCCATGTTCCACAGCGACTGGTACAGGGCAGCCCGGCCGGCCGTGTCGGCCCGGAGGATCCCTCGCGTGTCGAGCTTCGCGTACACGTCCTCCCCGTAGACCGGCTGCAGCGCCATGTCGATCGGCGACTCCATGCGGCGAGCCCATGGAAGCAAACACCAAACCTGCGCGGAGAGATGCTCCTGCTCGACCGTCGAATATTTATTCATCTTCGCGTCGCCCAGGAGCGTCGAAGGGACGCCCCAGTGACGGCACACGTCAGGCAGGATCGCGTCCCGCAGCTCTTGAAACTGCGACGCCTCCATCGAGTTTGAGTCGATCGGCTTCAGTCGCGTCTTCTTCGGGAGGACGGCGGCCTTCCCGCGGTTCTCGGCTCCGCCGTAGACCTGGTGGAGCGACTCGCGAAGAGCGTCGACCGCTTCGTCGGGGATCCGCTCGTCGGTCTCGAGGACCATGTCGGGCCGGGCGGAGTTGTCCCAGAACGCGGTCGCCGCGGTGTCGAGCTTCTGGGCCAGGCGGATCGAGGTCGCGCACATCTCGGCCGGAGCGTGCCCGACGATTCCGTTGTCGCTGATCCACTTCCAGTGAAGGACCTGCTCCTGTGGGATCGTCTCCCACACTCCGCGGTCCGTCCAGAACTTGTAAGACAGCGAGTAGTCGTCGAGCTGCTCGACCTTCACCCGCGACGGGTGCATGGGCACGAGCTGCGACATCCAGCCGCGGTCGCCGGAGAGAATCCTCGCGTAGCCGTTCCCGTGGAGGGCCGCCCAGTAGGCTTGCAGCAGGTAGAAGTCGAACGCCGATTGCCAGCGGTTTGGCCGCTTGCGGAGCGTATAGGCGGCCGGGATGTCGGCCTTCTCGCGGCGGCCGTCTGGCCGGTGCCGCATGATCTGGACCGGGCAGATCGCGACAGCCTGGGCGATCCAGCGGACGACGCCAAAGATCGAGGAGACGCGGATCGCGGTCTCGGGTCCGATGTTCCCCGGAGAGATCGCTCCGAACGCGTAGGGTGACCCGAGCGAGGTCGACCGAAACGAGATAACGCGAGCGGCCGCGGCGGCCTTCGCCGGGGAGCGGCGGCGGCTGCCGCGGCCTCCATTGGCGGTCGGCTTGCGGCTGGGCTTCTTTTCGGGCACGGGCGGCGACCTCGTGGACGGTGCCCGCCAATATCCCAGCGGCCTGCCGGGCAGAATCTCGCTACAGGACGCGGATCCGCCACTCGTCGAGGCTCCGGCCGGTCCCCGTGTCCTCGTCGGTGGACGCGAGAGCGAGGGCATTCACGAGAGCCGCGACGCCGTCGATCTTCTCCGTACTCTTCGCCTTGTCCGGCTTGATCATCCCGGTGGGGTCGGTGTAGACGCAAACGTTGTTTGCGTTCCACTGTGCCACGGGATTGCCTCCGGTCCGGAGCCGCTTCTCGACGACCAGGGCCTCAAGGAGTTTGCATGGCGAGTTGAGCGTCGACGTTTTTTGCGCTATGTCCTTCGTCGTGATCCCTTCACGCTGGAGCAGCGTCTCGAGGGCTCCGGCCTGCCAGGGGTCGCAGCCCACGGCCTTGATCTCGTGGGTCTCGCCATACGCGATGATGTCGCGAGCGACCGACTCGTGATCGAGCCGGTGTCCGTCGGTGACGGTCACCCAGCCGTCGCGGATCCAGGAGTCGTAGGGGATCCCTTCGCGGACGCGGTCGGCCACGGTCTCGCGTGGGACCCAGTATTTCCACTCGACCGAATAGGAGCCGTCCGACTCCTTGAACACGAACGCGGCCGCCGTCATGTCGAGATTAGACGCCAGGTCGACGCCGACCCAACACGGCCGGCCCTCGGTCGGATCGAGCGGACCGGCGGAGCAGGCCGACCAGTCGTCGCCGTGGAACCAGCGAGCGTCGGCCTGTGCCCAGATTCCGAGCCGGTATCTGAGGAACGCCGTCATCTTCGTCGGGGCCGTGAGGGCGTCGGCGTAGTCGGCCGCGAAGTCCTTCTCGGTTATCGTGACGCCGATCGACGGGTTCGCCTCACGCCACACTTCCGGGTCGCCGTAGCCGCGAGGGTCGTCCGGCTTCGCCTCGTAGATCTTCCCGAAGAATGTCGGGTTAGCGGCCGGGTTTGCTTGGACCAGCCGGGCGTCCTCGTACCATCGGAAACCAATCCCGTTTCGCGACTCGCCGGCCGTCGAGATCGCGACGACGAGCGGCTGGGATCTCGCGGCCCCGGCGTAGGTCAGGGCCTGGACGAGGTCCGGCTTACGGTGAGCGTGTAGCTCGTCGATCACGACGGACGACGCGTCGATACCTTCAGCTCTCCACGAGTCGGCGGCGAGGCAGGTGTATCGACTGGCCGTCGGCTTATGGACGATGGTCGACCGCGAGTCGATCACCTCGAGGGCTCGCGTCAGCTCGGGGTTTGCCCGGACGCTCGCGGCGACGGCACGGTAGATCAGCCCGGCCTGAATCCGGTCCACTGCCGCCCCGTAAACGGCTGCCCCCGGCTCGCCGTCCGCGAGCAGGTGATACAGGACCAGGGCCGCCATCAGCGACGACTTGCCGTTTTTCTTACTGACGAAAATGGCGGCCCGGCGGTAGCGGCGGAGCCCGTCGTCGTCAACCCAGCCGTACAGCGGTTCGATGATGTCGTGGATCTGCCACGGCATCAGCTTCATCGGCTTCCCGGCAAACTTCCGGCCGCTCGTCATCGTGACGAACTGCTGAACGAACTTCACGACCCGGTCGGCTCGCTCCTGCTCGAACGTGTAGCCTGGAACGTACTCCGGCCGTCGCTTCCACGCCGGACCCGCCGGTCGCTTCTTAGGCTCGGCCTTCGATGAACGCTTGGAGGGTGTCTTTGATTTCGCCACGGTTGACCTCCATCCCAGCACGGGCCGACGGTGTCAGGCCGTACTCCTGCTCGATCCTGAGCATCGACTGGGCCAGCTTGACGAACATCGTCGCGGCCGGCGTCGACTGCATGTATTTCACTTTCCCGTCCTTGTCGCGGATCACGAGCACGTCGAGCCCGCGGCGGATCTGGTCGAGGTAGCGGACCCACTGCTCGTACATCGCACAGTAGCGGCCGATCGCTTCGGTGTCGGCCGGCGTGATCAGGCCCATCGCCTCGAGCTGCGGGACGACCTCGTCCCACTTCTCGCGAGCCTTGCCGGTCACCCATGCCGGGGCGACGACGGCCCCGGCCGGCGGGACCGGCTCGTCGGCG